TCAATTAGTATTAGCGGTCTGGCAGATTTGCAAAAAATGTTAGACGAGTTACCCGCAAAAATTGAATCCAATATCATGCGCGGTGCTCTACGCGCAGGGGCTAATGTCTATCGTGATCGTGCAAGAGCCGCCGCCCCAGTTGGCAAGACTGGTAAGCTCAAGAAAAGTATCAAGGTCAAGGCAAGCGTAAGGCGCGGCAGAGTAACAGCTTCTGTTGTCGCCGGTGGCGGTGACGCATGGTATGCAAAATTTGTAGAGTTCGGTACTGCCTCATTCTATGAGGGCAATGGTAAGACAGTTGGCGCACCATACGAGATCAAACCAAAGAAAGGCAAAGCCTTAAAGTTTGGAAATGTATTTGCGCCTAGCATTGTTCATGAAGGCGTAAGACCGACTGGCTTTATGCGTCGTGCATTTGATGGTGGAACAAACGAGGTGATCGATCAAACGGCGGCTTACATTCGTATGCGCATCGGACGAGAGATTATTAAGAACACATGAATCCAGAACTCATAATCGCCGCAATGCTTAACACTTCCGGAATCACGGCGTTGGTAAGCACACGCAAAGCAATGTCACAGTTGCCGCAGAATACAGCCTTTCCTGCGCTTGTTTACACTGTGATTGATGCAGTACCCTTGCCACACTTGCATTACAGCGTAGAACGCCAGATGGCGCGTGCTAGAGTGCAGATCAATCCTATTGCTAAGACGATGGCAGAAGTAAAATCAATTCATGACCAAGTTCGATTAGCGATGGACTTTAAATTGCAACAGACATATGCCGGTAAGACAGTTATCAGTAGTCGCCTAGATTTATTCGGACCACCCGAAAAAGATTTAGACACTGGTACTTGGACACAACCCGCTGATTATTTGGTGTCTTACTATGAGTAAGGCGCAAACAAGTTTCAGGCAATTGCTTGAAAATTCTGCCCGCATCCCTGTGGGCTTTTTTTAAACTGAGAGGAAAGACCATGACAGTCCGCACATCCGCAGGGACGACACTCCGAGTCACTGCATCTGCACCCGCTACCTACGATAGCTCCGGCTATAACACTCTGTTCACAGCATCACCCGTTCCCGCTCTGGTTGGTGAAATCACCGACTTGGGCGAGTTTGGTCGTGAGTTTGCTTTGGTCACGCATATGCCAGTCGGCTCGCGTGGCACACAGAAATTCAAAGGCTCATTCAACGAAGGCACTATGTCTTTGTCTTTGGGCTTGGACACCGATGACGCAGGTCAAATCGTTATGAAAGCCGCAAGCCTTTCTGACAATGACTATTCGTTCATGGTGACAACACAGAACGGCGACCGCTACTTCTTCCGTTCCAAGGTTATGTCTTGGAAGGTTGGCGTTGGCTCTGTTGATTCAATCACTACTGCCACAGCTACATTGGAGATCACAACCAATGCCGCCGGTGTTGGTATCGTTGAATCTCTCGCCGCCTAAGAATTGCCGTAAATGGCAACACGCGCACCTACTCGGGTCAGTTCGCATCCTTCGCGGGGTGCGGCTGACTTGAGCAAGGGCAATAACTCTCCCCGCGAAAGGATTACTAAAATGTTTGATATTTCACAACTAGCCGTTAAAGAAACCGCAATCATCGAATTGGAAACAGTTGATGGTGATGCACTGCTCGATGCCAATGGAAATCAGCTCAGTATCACAGTCTATGGTCCAGGCTCTAAGGCATTCCAGAAAGCGCAAAGCATCCGCAATCGCGCAATTCTTGAGTATGTCAAGAAGGGTGGCAAGAAGATGAAAGAAGGCGAACAGCGCGAGCTTGATGCTGAGTTCTTGTCGGCTTGCACAGTCAGCTTCAATGGCTTTGGTTACAAAGACTACACAGGCGTTGAAATGTTTAAAGCCGCTTATTTGGATTCTGCAATCGGCTTCATTACTGAGCAAGTAAACAAAGCTGTCGGTGACTGGGCAAATTTTACTCCGGCATCATCGAAGACCTGACTCTGTATGCGAGGCAACTGGCTTGGTTCAGATCAATCCCAGTTGCCAAGCAAGAGAAATCGGTTGCATCAGGCGAGAAGCAAGCTGAGTTAACGCGCGCTGAGAAGATACAAAAAAACGGCGGCAAGCCATTGATGCCTGATGTTGGTGATGCAGAATATGTGATAACCTACTGGCAAGATTTAGGCATGGTAGAGATGGGCGCGATGGGTCCAGTACCATTGTCAGCGAAAGAAATTATTTCATGGCAACACTGCACAGGCGTTGACCTTGAAGCATGGGAATACAGGGCGATCAAGCAGATGTCTCAAGCGTATTTGATGCAAGCCAAAGAGAGCGAGAAGCCAGAGTGCGAGCCTCCATTTGGTGACCCAGTAAATGAGTTTGACAGAAGCATTGTGAGCAAGAAAGTTGGCAACGCATTTAAAGCGTTCATACAGGCAAGAAGGTAAGTCATGGCAACAACAGTCGGGCAACTAACAATCGAGATGGCGGCGAACATTGTTCGACTCCAACAAGATATGGAGAAAGCCAAGAATACTGTTGCGGGTGCGATGCAATCAATCCAGAAATCCGCAAGCATGGCGGCTACTGCATTGGGTGCAATCGGTGTCGGCTTATCTGTTGCCGCTTTCTCAGGGTGGATTCGTAGCGCGATCGATGCGGCTGACGAAACAAACAAGATGGCGCAGAAGATCGGTGTCGCTGTCAAAGATGTTGCAGGGCTTCAACTCGCCTTTAGACAGGCGGGTATTGAGGGCGGCGCATTGCAAACAAGCATGAGCAAATTATCTGTCGCGATTGCGAACGGCAATGATGCGCTTGTTGCCATGAACATCAACACACGAAATGCTGATGGCACACTCAAGTCCACACGCCAAGTCTTGGGCGAAGTCGCTGACAAATTTGCATCATACGAAGATGGTGCAAGCAAGACCGCATTGGCTGTCCAGTTGTTCGGCAAAGCGGGTGCAGAGCTTATTCCATTGCTGAACGCAGGAGCAGACAGCCTAGATCAGTTTGACGAGATGGCTCGCAAGCTAGGTCTTACATTGACCGATGAGACAGCGGCTCGCGCTGAGAAGTTCAATGACACATTGGATTTGATGGGTCAGGGATTCAAAGGCATTGCTATGCAAGTCGCGGCTGACTTGTTGCCAACTCTTGAAGGTCTTGCAGATCAATTTTTCGCAAGCATGACAGAAGGCGATCGTCTGAAGCGCATTGCTGAAGGCTTGTCGCTTGGACTTAAAGGCTTGTACATCACAGTCGTTCTCGTTTACGAAGCTGTCGAGACAATGGTTGATACGCTATACACAGCGGGTCGACAAATCTATTCTGTGATGAGTGGCGACATTCAAGGTGCGATGAAGCTAGGCACAGAGTGGTCTGGTCGCATGAAGTCAAACTGGACATCTGCATTGGATGAAGTTAACAAAGCATGGAACGCAAACGGAAGCACAGCAGTTTCTACAATGACCGCCATTACAGCGGCTACTAGGAAGCAAGCTCCGTATGTAAGCGATGCTACAAAGAAACAAACTGACGAGTTGAAGAAGCAAGAAGAAGCGTATCTGAAACTTATCACTAGCATTGATGATAAAGTCGCTACAAATAAATTGGAAGTGAATGCTTCTGAGAAATTAACTGAATCACAAAAGCTAGAAATCAAATACACGACTGAGATTGAAGCGGGTACTCTGAAGCTGACCAAAGCACAGCAAGATAATTTATTCGCAAAACTGAAAGGCTTGAAAGCGACAGAAGATACGATCGCCCTTGCGAAGCTAGAGAAAGATATTCTTGATGATTCTGCAAAATCCAATCTTGCAGTTTATGACGCATTGATCAAAAAGAATAAATCTATTCAAGATGAAATTGAAAAGCAAAAAGAATCCAATGCAGAAATGTTATTGGGTGCTGATGCAGTAGCACAATTAGCGATTGAAAAATTACGCGATCAAGCAATCTCCGCAGATCGTCTCGCAACTATCATGGAAGAAATCAATCCAGATGTTGCCAAGACATATCGCGATCAAGCTCAAGCATTGCGTGATTTAGCGACTGCAAGAGAAGAAGGAATTGGTGCTAAAGCCGCTAAAGAATCTGCTGATGCTTGGAAGAAAACAAGCGATTCTATTCAAGGTACATTGACAGATGCTTTGATGAGGGGCTTTGAATCAGGCAAAGACTTTGGAAAAAATCTTAAAGATGCCTTGGTCAATATGTTCAAGACACTTATCCTGCAACCAATTATTCAGCCTATTGCTACTGGCACTTCGGCTGTCATGATGCAAATGATGGGGATGAATGTTGCTAATGCCGCAACTGGTGGTGGCGGTGGTGGCGGTGCGTCAACCGCTATGTCAGGCATGGCATTATCTATGTCAACATTCGGTGAGTACCTTGCTGTCGGATTTAAAAATGCTATGTATGGAACTTTCGGTGGTGGAGTAGAAGCTACACAAATGCTTGCCGCAAATGGTTCTTACGCGCAAGCCGCAGGAATGGGCGCGGGTACTGTTGCAGGATATGCGGCAGGGGCGGCAGTAGGCGTATATGGTGGCAGAGCTATCGGTAATGGTTATTCATTAAGCGGTGGAACTGGTAACGGAACTATCAATGCAGGAACTGCAATCGGTATGGTTCTTGGCGGTCCTATTGGTGCGGCTATCGGTGGAGCTATCGCAGGAACAGTTAACAGGGCTTTTGGTAGAAAACAAACTGATATTGGTATTGAGGGAACACTCAGTACCGCAGAAGGTATTGAAGGTCAGACATATAAATTCCTAAAAGGTGGATGGTTTAGATCAAACAAGACAATCAAAGAAGCATTGTCAAATGATATTGAAGTAATGTTTGATAGTTCAATTGAATTGATTACTAAACAAACTAAATTCTATGCAAATGCTTTAGGACTTCCCGCAAAAGCTATTGATACATTCACGCAATCAATCAAATTGAGTTTCCAAGGATTGACTGAGGAAGAAATCAATCAAAAAATTGCAGATGCGTTAGTTGCTTTCCAAGAAGGATTAGTTGCTCAGTATGCGGCTATCCTTGAGCCTTTGCAATTAGCGGGTGAGACATTCGCTCAGACATTAGAACGACTTGCAATCATTCAAGAGGTATCTATCTATCTGAATGAATTTGGTGGAGCGTTCACAACATTTGCAACTGCATCCATTCAAGCAAGACAAGGAATCATTGAGCTTGCGGGTGGATTGGATGAGCTTGTTAAAAAGACTCAAGGCTTTGTTGCTAACTTCTATTCAAAAGAAGAGCAAGCGGGTATCACAGCTAAAGGTGTTGTTCAAGCTCTTACAGAAGCCGGATTTACAGCCGCACAAATTGCGGCATTAGAAACAAGAGCAGACTTCAGATCATTACTTGAAAGTCTTGATGTAAACACTAGAACTGGTCAAGAACAATTTGTTGCATTGCTTGATGTTGCATCGACTTTTGCAGAGCTTACTCCAATCATGGAGGAGCAATCTAAGTCATTAGTTGAATTGATTGAAGCCGCTCCTCAAGTTAAGATACTACAAAAGATGTTTGAGTCTGATGCAGATTATCAAAGTCGCGTAGCTTCAGCGGAGGAACTTGCACAAATCACTTTGACAAGCATGGAAACTCTGCTTGGTGATTTGAATATAAGTGTTTCAAGTCTTTCTACTATCATGGCTAATGGATTAGATAATATTGCATCAGCAACATCAAGTGCTGTCAGTCTTGCTAATGATGCAATAGCTTCTGCAAATAGTGCAATTGATTCTGCAAATGCAAGTGCGGCAACTGCCATAAATGCACTCAATGCGGTTACAAACGCAAATGCTTCCAAAACAGTAGCGGTTACACAGACCCTTGCAAGTGGTGGTCAATATAATGGCGGTATGGCTCTTGTTGGTGAGCGTGGTCCTGAATTAATTGACCTGAACTCAAGTGGTCAAGTCTATAACGCAAATCAATCAGCTAATATTATTGGCGGTGAAGTAGCGGGTGAGATTCGTGCATTGCGTGAGGAAGTTTCTTTGCTTCGTTATGAGGCAAGATCAACCGCAGTTAACACTAGCAAGATTGCCAAGTTGCAAGATAATTGGGATGTGCGCGGTCTTACAGTCAAGACAGATGCAGATCAACCTTTAGATACGGTGACAGTATGAAAGTAATTAAGCCAGTCACTTTCGATGCAAGCACAATGCTTCTATCGAGCAATGCAGTTGAGGCTTATTCCGCTTGGAGTTCTGCAACAACATATTCCAAAGATGCAATCGTTGATTACCAAACACACTATTACATCAGCCTAGTTAATTCAAATCTGAATAATATACCGAGCGTTGTTGGTTCAACATTCTGGTCGTTAGTTGGTCCTGATAATACTCATGCCATGTTTGATGGTCAGATCAGCACAGAGACAACAAAAGCGACATCACCTCTGACAGTTACAGTAGCTTGCGGAATTGTGAATAGTGTTGCGCTGATTGGATTGACAGGTTCAAGTGTCACAATCACAGTACGAGATGATGGCGCAAGTCCACCAGTCTACACACGCACAGTAGGTCTTGATGGAACAATCATTACAGACTGGTATATGTATTTCTTTGAACCATTCGTTCAACTTGGTGAGGTAGTTCTGACTGACTTACCTCCTTACGCATTAAGTCAGATAACAATGACATTATCAGGTGGCGGTGCAGTCGCCATTGGAGAGATGATTATTGGAACATCTTATGTTCTGGGTTCAGAAGGAACAGAGCAAGGAGCTACTGTTGGCATCATTGATTACAGCCGCAAGGACACAGACCCAGATACAGGCGTAACAACGTTCACACGCAGAGCATTTTCTAAGAGAATGTCTGGTCAGTTCTTGGTTGCCAATAATCAGATCAATGGTGTTCAGCGAATCCTTGCCGACATTCGCGCTGTGCCTAGCGTGTTTATTGGTTCAGAGTTGACAGATTACGCGCCTCTGGTGGTCTATGGTTTCTATCGTGATTTCAGCATTGATATTGCATATCCAACAAAGAGTTGGTGCAGGCTTGAAGTTGAAGGTTTGATCTAAAAGGAAAATTTTAAAATGGCAATTACTCCATTACCAACGCCACCCAGTAGGGATGACCCAACAAACTTCGCAACACGCGCAGATGCATTTCTAGGCGCATTGCCTGATTTCGCTACTGAGGCAAATGCACTAGCAGTTGATGTAAATGCAGATGCGGCGGATGCGGCGCAGAGTGTTTTAGATGCGGCGGCAGAAGTTGCATTAGCTGAAGCCGCAGTAGTAGAAGCTGAAACAGCGGCGGCGGCGGCAACAGCGGCGGCAAATGTTACAAAGTGGATAAGTGGAACGACATACACACAAGGCGCAGTTGTTTGGTCGCCTACCACATATCTATCTTATCGCAGAAAATCTACTGGTGGCGGAACAACAGACCCTAGTTCAGATACAACTAATTGGGCGCAAGCCGCAGGAACTGGTGATGTCACATTGAATGGCTCTCAGACTCTAACCAATAAAACAATTTCATCCGCGAACAACACATTAGTTGGCGTGGCATCAACAGGCAAAGCCATCGCAATGGCAATCGTTTTCGGAGGTTAAATCATGACAGCACCTAATATCGTCAATGTAGCAACAATCACAGGCAAGACAGCAGTTCAAGCCGTTGGTACTTCTGCAACAGCCATTGTCACAAACTCTGGTTCAAGTGGAAAAGTTGTGAAAGTAAATGCGCTATATGTTTCAAATATTGATGGAACAAACAACGCGGATATCACTATTGATTTATATCGTAGTGCAACAGCATATCGACTAGCTCATACAGTTGTAGTTCCCGCTGATGCAGTTCTTGATGTAATTTCAAAATCTTTTTATTTAGAAGAAGGTGATTCTTTAAGATTGACCGCTAGCGCATCTGGTGATCTTGAGGCTATTTGTTCTTATGAGGAGATTTCCTAATGGCACAATTTCCAAGTGATACATCGGCAAGTGGTGTTTGGAATCTTGACGAAGTAAAAAAAGCAAAACAAGGTGGTAATTGGCCTCGACCAACAGTAAGTGTTACAGCGGATGCTCTCATCATTGCAGGAGGAGGCGGAGGTGCGGCTGAGCGTGGTGGCGCGGGTGGCGCGGGTGGTTATGTATATGCAACATCATTAGCTCTATCTTCTGGAGTTAACTATACTGTTGCAGTAGGTGCAGGAGGAGCAGGCTCTATTGGTAATGGTACAACAGGGACACAAGGAGCCAATGGTAGCAATACCACATTCCATACGATGACAACTGCTATCGGTGGTGGTAGAGGCTCTGGTAGAGCGGGTGGTGGTTATGCCGCTAGCTCTGGTGGCTCTGGTGGTGGCGGTGGTCCTGACAATACATCAGCAGGTGCAGGAACTACTGGACAAGGTTTTGCAGGCGGTGCAGGTCAATATGGTGCAGGGGGAGGCGCGGGTGCTGTTGGTCAGGCAGGAAGTTCGGGTGGTAATGGCGGTGTTGGTATATCAACTTACAGCACATTACTAGGTGTAGTATCAGCAGGACAAAATGTATCAGGAACTCGATATATATGCGGTGGTGGTAGTGGTGCTGGTCCTGATGGTTCGCAACGAGAAGGTGGACTTGGTGGTGGCGGCAGAGCTATGGATAGTGGACATCAAACTTCTGGGTACTCAGACGCAACTGCAAACACTGGCGGCGGTGGTGGTGGAACATTTGATCAAACATCTGTCCCCGCAGGAAATGGAGGTTCAGGAATTGTCATTTTAAAATGTAGTGCGCAGGCATATGCAACAACAGGAACAGTCACCGAAGTAATCAATGGTGGTTTCTACTATTACAAATTTACTTCTAGTGGTTCAATTTCATTCTAAGGATAGATATGGCACATTTCGCAGAAATCGGAATAGACGGAAAAGTCTTGCGTGTTATTGTTGTAGATAATAAAGATACAAGTAATGCCGATGGTGTTGAACAAGAAGAAATTGGCTCTGCATTTTGCAATAAATTATTTGGCGGAACTTGGAAGCAAACAAGTTACAACAGAAGTTTCAGAAAGCATTTTGCGGCACAAGGTTTCACATACGATGCGACACGAAATGCTTTCATTTCACCGAAGCCTTTTCCATCTTGGATGTTGGATGAGGAAACTTGTCATTGGACATCGCCAATAGCAATGCCTAATGATGGGAAGAAATATAGATGGAATGAAGATACTTTGTCATGGATTGAGGATTCTCAACAATGACAACTGAAGCAGTAACAACTAAAGCCGCATCAGCCGCGACATACGCAGGGTCTGGTGCGGCAGTTATATTCGGCTTAACGGCAAACGAGTTTGCGGCAATCAGTGGCGTTGTCATTGCATTGTGCGGCTTATTGGTTAACATCTACTTCAAGCATCAACACTTGAAGATTGCGCAAGCATCAGCGAAAGCTGACGAGCAAGAAAAATGAAAGACTGGGCTGTCGCTATCCTCGCGGCAGTCCTTCTACTAAGCACTATTCTTTGGTGCATCTCAATTTTTATTTGGTACTGGTCGTGACATTTATCACGATCTTTTTTTTTGTCTCCGTAGAATATCGTTGTGTCAAATGGACTTGGACTGGCGATGTATTTAATCGCAAAGTAGTCTGTCTCAAGTGGGAGAGAAGGAAATGATTGATCCAGTAACTGCACTAGCAGGAATACAGTCTGCGATCTCAATGGTAAAGAAGGCGAGCAAGGTCGCCAACGATCTAGGCTCACTCGCGCCAATGATCGGAAAGATGTTTGATGCCAAAAGTACCGCCACTAAAGCGATGCTTCAAGCCAAGCGCGATAAGAAAGGCTCGAACATGGGGACAGCACTCCAGATCGAGATGGCACTCGAGCAAGCTCGCGCATTCGAGGAAGAACTGAAAATGCTATTCATGCAGACAGGCAAGATCGATGTGTGGAACAAGATCAAGGCGCGTCAGGCAGAGATGGATAGAGATGATGCTAAAGAGATGGCGGCATTGAAAGCGGCAGATAAGAAGGCTAAAGAAAAAGAACAAGAGATGAATGAGCTTGCAATGATCATTGCGGGATGTGCATTAGTTTTGTTCTTAGTCTTTGTTGGCATCAATGAGATGATGGACTTCTGCCAAACTACGAAGCGTTGCGGAAGATGAACGAGTATCAAAAGACATTTGATCTAGCACTAAAGATCATTGTCTATGGTCTTGTTGCTCTATGGTTTCTTGGATTTCTAAAGTTTTTGCCTGATGATTTGGCAGACAGATTGGTCAATCTGTTGCTAGGGAAGGTGGGTCTAGGGAAATGAGAATCAGCGCATATCAGGAAAATGCTCGGATGCTTTGGGAAGCTCAGAGAGTTATACATCAGCAGAACATGGAACAGCTAGCCAAGCTCAATCGCCAAGCTGATCAACAGCAGAAGGTGCAAGAGATAAAATCTCACTGGGTCAAAGTTAATCAAGTGGATGTAATGGCATGAAATATTTATTGCTGATCTTGTTGCTGTCTGGGTGCAAGGATGTTTACCGCTATCCATGCCAGAACCCAGATAACTTCATATTGCCTGAGTGCCAGAAGCCAAAGTGCTTGTTTACGCAACAATGTCCTGAATACTTAGTCGCCCCAATCTTGGAGAAGAAAGTCAATGAACAGCAATCAGAAGCCAAACCTAACAACTGACGAGATTGAGGTTCGTGTCTGGGGTTTTGTGGTGATCATGATCACAGTGATTCTTTTCGGCATTGTATTTGCGCTTCTGTATTCTGTGACCTTCGTGACACAGCCAATCAAGAGCATGGCTCCAATTGACCAAGCCTATACCAAGATGCTCAATGACATTGTGTTGCTGATCGTTGGCGGCATCGGCGGCATTGTGGGCAAGAGGGCGGTTTCCACAGCCACCAACGCATTTAAACCAACGCCACCATCCCAACCTATGTGTCCGCCATATCAAGGGCATGGAGGCGGTTATAACCAACCTTACAATTCTGGCTTCAACCAACCCTATAACCCGCCTTCGGCTTACGGAGGTTTGCCAAGTCAGCCATTCGGTGCAATGCCGGTCTTTGTGAATCCGCAACTGGATGAGTCTTGGACACCGCCGCCGCCACCAGATACCCCGCCCGAGCATCTTGAGCCAGATGCCGAACGCGAGACAATTGCGCAAGCTAGAAACGAGGCAGACTAATGTTTCCAATTCCATTGCCGTGGCTTATCGTTGGCGTTCTTATTTCCTTGTTCGGCACATACCAAGTCGGGCATCACTTCGGATGGATTGAACGCGACAACGACATGAAGATTGCCATTGCAAAAAAGAATGAAGAAGCAAGGGCGACTGAGCAGAAGCTCGGTGAACAATTGAACACCAACGCAACTAAATTACAGGAGGCAAACAATGTCCTTACGCAAAAACAGTCTGCCCTTGATCGCGCTATCCGTTCTGGCAGGGTGCGCATCCCAACCCCAAGTTGTCAGCAAGCCGCCTCAAGTCCCGCCATTGCCACCACAGATAGCAAAGAAACAGGAAGCAAACCTGACGGAGCGATTGACACAGCTTCTAATGCCGAGCGAGAAACACTCGCCGCAATCGCAGAAATAGTCGCGCAGGGCGACAGGAATACATTGCAACTCAATGCTTGCATCGATGCTTATAACGAAGTGAGGAATCTTCTCAATGGTAAGTCCTGACCAATTACGCCAACTCAAGATTGACCCATCGTTGGCTGACCCATTCAACGAAACATTCGAGCGTTTTGGAATTCTTACGCCACAGCAACAAGCCGCATGGATTGGACAGTGCGGTCATGAGTGCAACAACTTCCGAGTCCTTGAGGAAAATCTGAACTATCGTGCGGCGACTTTATTGAAGCTCTTTCCATTGACAGCGAAACGCGCTTGGGGTTTCACGCCTGAGAGTGCGGCACAGTATGAGCGTCAGCCAGTCAAGATCGCCAATCGTATTTATGGCAATCGGATGGGCAACAGGGATGAGGCATCAGGGGATGGATTTTTGTACCGAGGCTCTGGCTATCTTCAGTTGACTGGCGCGGCTAACTTCTTCCACGCAGGTAAGGCATTAGGTGAGGACTTCGTTCGCAACCCTGATATGGTACGGACACCGAAGTATGCGAGCCTCACAGCCGGATGGTTCTGGCAGACACATCGCTTGAATCAATACGCTGATAACAATGACATTCTGACCATGACAAAAAAGATCAATGGCGGGACTATTGGTTTAGAAGATCGCAAGAAGCACATCGAAGAAGCGATGCACATTCTTACTGGCTCGCATTAGATCGGCATATAGATTTCACCGACACCGATGAAGTCTTTTTGCGTTGCTTGTTTAGCTTTCCACTCTCGCTCATTCCTACCAGTGTTCGACTTCACTGTGTTGCCAGTCAACTCAATCAAGTCTCGCTTCGCCAATTCACTAAGTCGCCTTGCAACTTGATTGCTATCGAGTTTCGTATGCAACGCGATGCCATCCTTGCCTAGCGCACCATGAATAATCAAGCACTCCAAGATTATGTCGTGATGTTGCTTTGCCATGTCTTTGATTGAATCAGCGGCTTCGTAAGAAGTCACTGGGTCATTCGCTCTTACTCTTGGAAACTCTGGAAACATCTTGTCAAATAATTTGCGATAGTACATTTGCTTCTCCAGTAAGGTGATGGTACTGGCGTTCGTCCGACATTGCTGTCCGTTTTCCCCTCGTTAATCAATACTCAAAATGGGATATCGTCATCTTCCAATTGTGGCAAGCCTTGAGGATTTGCCTCCTTCGGTTTAGGAGCGTTCAGATAAGCCCACCCATTCCATCCACCATCGATCAATGGCGAACTGTCTAGCTTCAGCATTGGACCATTCTTGGTTTCAATGATAGAGCCAATTCGTTGATAGCGATTCTTCTGCTCACCATCTTTGTTCACATACTTTCCGTTGATCACGGAAACTTCATACACAGTCTTAGACATTTGCTTCTTTCGTTAAGTTAAAAAATTGGTGTTGATCTGTAATGTCGTAGATCACTCTGTCGTAATACTCTCGAGCCGCATCAACTTTGAATTTGATTTTGTCCTCGAGTTCCTTATCGCGTTTGTAGTGAACAAGTGTCACGCGCAACTCTGGTGTGATGTGTGAGACTTCATGCAGTTTGCGATCTTCATAACCGATAAGGTCTTGCGGCGTATCAACAAGGCAGTAAGCGATGCTGAACTCTGGGATATCCCAAAGCATCATGTAAGCGCGACCTTGCCATTCGTAGCGTGTCTCCTCACCCAGTGATGGCAGGACAGGGAATGTCGCAAGACTCCAACTGGATTTGATATCGATGATTCTGTTGTCGCCAACAATGTCACATTCACCAGTCAGCCAATCATTGTTCTTGCGTTCCTCATTCTTGGAGTAGTTAGTTCCAAGGACAACATTCAGCAAGTCGATCGAATCGTTCTCAACGCGATTACCTTTTTCCATATATTTGTTTGTGATGAACTCGTCATACCCGTAAACAAATTCTTTTGCCATCTTGGTGATCGCTGTCTTAGCACCAACCGACAGAATCTCTCCCTTGCCTTTCGGGTCGGTCATGATGTCGGCTAGGCTCGATGCTCTGAATCTTTTGATGTTCATTGCTTCGCATCCAGTAACGCTTTTACTTCGTTCTTTTTGTTGATCACTTTGGTGTTCCATTCTTTGTGTCCGGCTGACTCTTTGTAAGCCTCTGCGAAAGCCTTGCGCAACTCATCTTCAGTCTCGCAACTAGCGATAGCAATCAGCAAGTCAGTCATGCGGTTCTCATCGATAGGATTTTCAATCTTCTGTGAAATCCTCTCTATTCTTTCCTCTTTCTTTTTGGATGCGGCGTTGCCATCGTCATCTTCTGGCGCGATGCCACAGGCAGACATGAGGCTATAACGGCGAGCATAAGTAAGCGCGCTTCCGTACCCTTGCGCGTCATGCTTCACCGCAGGGATATGCAACTTGCCGCAGTTGAACATCTCGCCTGATTCGTGCAGGAAGATTGTTTCCACAATCACGCCATCATTGCATTCGCTTAGTTGCTGAACCAAAGCGATTCCATTGGCATTCAATCCGTCCATAACGGCTTCAACGCAAGCGGCAAGGTCTGCATACTTAGATCGGAAATGCGGGTTTGTAGAGCTTTTGAGTGCAGGACCAAAAGCCTTTTGTGCATTTACTAAAGCTGTCGCGATTTGTTTCATGATTGGAGTCTTTCAATTTGTTTTGCCACTAGCCACTTGTCGCCAAGTCGCCTTACTGATTTGACCCACTGTCGCTGATAAGACCGGATGGTCTCTGGCGGCGCATCATAGGTCGCGAAGATTCTTCGCACATGGGTTAGGAATCGTGTGTTCATCGTTCTCTCGCTTTCATCATGGCATTGGCAACGATATACGCATAGCTACCAATCCAAAGATCAACTTCTTCAACATTGGTAGATTGCCTATCTGAGTTAATGATTACAGCGGTCATCGCTTGAGCCGCAAAGTAATCTCGCAAAGTAATTCCTTGCATGGATTGATTGGCGTTCTGATTTGGGAATAATGGAATATTCATTTCAACTCCGTTAGTTCAAGTACAAGACCTTCTTCATCTGGGTCGCCTCCATAACTGAGAACGCCGTATCGTTTGTTCTTCAGTCTGACAACAAGCGGAACATCTGGGTTACAGAAGTCATCTTTGTCTGGTGCGTTGTCATACTTGACCATGCTATCTGCCATCGCTTTGCAGACTTGTCGTGTGGTGAATGGTAGTAAGAACGCCATGATCAGCCCCTCCATGCCAACATTACACCGATGCCACCGAACACAATTACGCATCCGATAAAGCACAAAAAGTCGATTGTTTTTTCTTTCATGATTTACTCCTTAATTAAGCGAACAATTTACGAGCATCGCCCATGAAGACGCGATACGCTGTCAGTGTCTCTTGCGTCTGAGCCATTGGGTTTTCTTTAATGAACTGCAAGAGTTCCAAAAGTCCAATGCCAAGGAACTGTGCGTCTTTGTTCAGTTGTTTGATTGCTGTTTCGATTTTCATTTTTAATCCCCTTTAAGGTACTTAGTTAGACCCCGAGAAGTTCGGGGCATGGTGCAATTATAAGCCAAGTTACAAGGATAAATCACCTAGATTAAATTATTTTCTAAGTGATTACCCTTGTATCAATCAAGCTATCAATATGCTCTCAGCTTCTGACTTCATGCGATTGCCATTGCCGAACCAAGCATTGTTCATTCGGCTATCGACATTGTGTCCCTTGTTGTGATCGATGTATTCGGTCACAGCATTAAGCAATCCCCATCGAGTGCCATTCGCGCCATCGATTGTTGATCCCATGCCCTTGCCTTCGAACAACTCAAGAACTTTGTTGTATCCGCGAGAAGGTTTGAATGTTGCAGACTTCACATCGAAGTTAGCAGGGAATAAATTGTTCAGGAATTCTTTGACATAAGAAACGCTGACTTGCTGTCGAGCCAAGTGACGATACTTGTCCATCATTCCATCGAATCCACTGACTACCAATCCGAGCTTATCGCGCATTAAACTTGCATCGAACTCTCTGCCATGCGTGATGTTGAATCGACTTGGTGCAGTCTCGTTATCAGCCGCAGATAGCGTGTTGTTGCAGACAACTCTTACGCTAGTGAACTGACCAATGGTCGCTGTCGAACCATCGAAGCTAGTCGATAAGAGTAAGTATCCTTTCACTGCATCATCACCCAGAACGCAAGCCTCCTTATTCGTATTGGCTAACGCCCAGATTCTTTTCCCGCCCTTGATAGAACCGGCAACTTCCATTTTGAATCCCGCGCTTTGCATCAGAACATTAAAAAAGTCCAATACATCTTTCGGTTGATGTAACTTGTATCGATCAGTGACAACGCCCAGTGGTGCAAGAGTGTCATCACGATAGACAACATTCTGTTTCTGAACTTCGCGGATATCACCAGAGTTATCTGGCTTATAAAGAACCTTCGCGACCTTCGCTTGCCAGTCGAGTCCTGACATCTT